AGTTACGCCCTGGGATAGACTTAAAAAACACGTGTTTGGTAGTTATCCAACTATTACTACAGAAAATAAAATTAGTGATGAAGATGAGCTTGCAAAATTAGCTTTACAGTATCAAGGCCAATCTAAAATGGTATGGGTAGTTGTAGAAGGAACAGAATCAAAAGTTGATTTTCCTTGGCATTATAGACCAAGTTCTGATGGACAGAACTATATTCACGAATTTCCAAAATCAATTAAAAGAACTAATAGACCAGTAAGTTGGGGCGATGTGCAGTTGGTTCCAACAGATGGAGTAGTTTATGGAAAGTATAGAAATAAAATTACAGCAAGCTGGCATGATGCAGATTTTGATGTTTTTATGATCTCTTATCATGAAGAAGAAGCAGATAGAAATTTTCAACTATTAAAACAAAGATTTCCAGATGCAAAACATGTTAAAAATGTAGAGGGCATAGGCAATGCTCACAAAGAGTGTGCAAAACAATCCAAAACACAAATGGTTTATATTGTAGATGCAGATGCAGAGCTAATGGATGATTTTCATTTTGATTATATTCCTCCTATGGCAAAAAGAGAAAATACTACTTATGTATGGAGTGCAAGAAATCCTATCAACGGTCTAGAATATGGTTATGGAGGTATCAAATTATTTCCACGTCAACAATTGTTAGATATGGGACATATTTTACCAGACTTTACAACTGGTGTAAGTTTTTATCAGCCAGTTAGTGATGTATCTAATATTACACGTTTTAATAAAGATCCTTATAGAACATGGAGAGCAGCATTCCGTGAATGTGTAAAACTATCAAGTGGTATTCAACAAAGTGAAACACCAAGAAAAGAAACAGTTGAAAGATTAGAAGCATGGACTACTGTTGACTTAGGTGAACGTTTTGGTAGATATTGTATTAAGGGTGCCTTGGAAGGTAAAGCATATGGAGAAGAACATGCTAATGATGTAGATGCTCTTAATAAAATTAATGATTTTGAATGGTTGCGTGAGCAGTTTGTTGCATCAATGAAGAAAAGAGTAACACCTTAATTATTCACAACTAAATTGAAGTTTTGATAACCATCCAGTGTGCTTGATTGCTCCTGGATGGTTTTTAGTTTTTTAATAAACTCTTTACTTTTGCATTGTACTTTAGCACCTGGATGTATTGGCTCTGGCCATTTGCCTATCTGTACCCAACAATATCCATTACTTTCTTCATTTAATGGAGGATGAAATTCATCTAAAACAGTAATTACAAAACTATTGTAAACAAATTTTTTATTAGTAGCAGTAAATTTATTTACTGGTATTACTCTATTAACTTTAGGTAAAAAACCTAGTTCTTCTTCTATTTCTCTTAATAATGTTTCTACTGGGCGTTCACCGTTTTCTCCCTTACCACCAAAGAATCCCCATGTATTAGGATGTGATACAGTATCACTCCTTTGTTGTAACATAACTCTTCCTGTAATTAAGCTAAGAAAAATACAGCCACTTGCTTGTATCATTAAAGGTATAATCTCCAGTATCCAGGGTTATAAATCCCCTCAAAACTATTTACCCAATCTGAACCATTCCATTCTAGCTGATCATCACTTGCTGTATTAGTTACATATTGTGTTGTTGTGTTTGAATTATCAAAACTTATTACCCAGTTTGTTCCATTATATTCTATAATATCATTTTTGAAAGCTATTGCACCACTCCATGTAGTACTTAAAGGAATATCTCCTAATAGTAAATATCTTTGACCTTGCATTGGTAAAGGTACGCTTCCATCTCCAGGATAATTATTATTTGGATTTAAAGCAGCATCTACAGCTACTAGTGTATTTGTTGGTAAAGTAGATTCGTCTATATCAACAAGTAATGCATTATCATTACTAGGATCTAAATCTAGTCTACCAATTATATCATTATCTTTAGATCCTGGATCACCATCTTTTCGCAGTCGTATTTGACTTATACCTGGTCTTAGTTCATGAAATTGTTTTAATTCTTCTTGCCAGTTTAAATCTCCGCCATTTTCCAAATCTTGTGTAGTTCCTCTGTTGTTAAGTAAGTATGCTTTATTATCTTCAAAACTTAACTTTCTATCTTCATAAGTGACTACTGTATATTCTACAGTTTTTTTATCAAATATGTCATTATTTTCAAAACTATCTAAATCTTCATCGTCTAGGTTGTATAGTTGATTAATTATAGTATGTATTAATTTTTGTTGTTTTAGTTTTGCTGGTGGATTAATAAAAATAGGTACAGCAAATGTAATAGAACTTACGTCTATTATATCATCAATACTACTTCCAACACTTCTTGTACTCCACGTTGTATTAGTCATTTCAACATGACTTAATGCACTCCAATCTACAGGATTGCTAGATGTTCTAATATCTAATGTTGGATTAAACAATACAAGTATTTGTTCTAATAACTGTAATTTTTGATCTGTATTACTTGTCCAAATATCACAGTTCATTGTAAGGCTATATGGAACAGGAGCATGTCTTTCTACAGTATATCTGTTTCCTATTTCATTTAACGTTTGTCCTGTAGTTTCGTCTATCTTTTTTTCTACAAAGTTTACTTTATCAACATGTTGTTGATAAGTTCTACGTTCTGCAAGCATACTTAAATCAGTTACATAACAACTAATAAAAGGAACACTGTTTACAACATTTTCACTATTTTCACGTGTTATGTGTGCAGCCATTCTATTAATATCGCCATAACGCACAGGAACTTTTTGATATATTGGAAGTCCTGTATCATCAGATCCCATTTGTACATTAAACTCACTAAATAATCTAATAAACTGTTGAATGTATCTTCTTATTTGTTTATCGTAAAAATATTGTGTCATTCAAAATCACTTCCTGGTTTAATTGTATCTGATTTAGGAGTGCCAATTTTGCTTAGTGCTTGTTTTTCTGGAAACTCTTTATTATCTACTATAGTTGTATTATCATTATTAATAAAGCCACTTGCATTATAAGTTCTATCACTCCATGTATCTTTTTCTACATTATCATATAGTCTATGCCATCTACTACCACGGAATACAAATAATCTATTAGGAGTAAAGTCAGTTCTTACAAAATATTCTCCATCGTTAGGGTTGGTAGGAAATTGATCTCCTGTAGGTAAAGTTTCTCCATGATCATAATTGTTCTCTGGTTCTTCCGCTCCAAATAAATGTTCAGATAAAGGTATACCTAATGGATCAGCAGCCTCAGCACCAGCAACAATAGCTTTACTTATATTCATTTCTGTCTGATAGCTACTAATTTTATTCTTAAGACTATCTGCATCATCAGCAGTACCTAATATATCTGCATATTCTTGTGTATCTGTAAGTGGTGCTACTTTTACTCTCCATATATGACTATACCATGTCTGAGAAAATCCTTCGCTTCCTCTACTAGCATCTTGTACAACATAAAATTTATTAATTGCTTCTTTATCTGCACTTAATAGTAACTCGTCACGTAGGTGTGGTAGCTCTAATACATCTCCAGGCATCAATCTTCTACCTAATTTTTCTACCATATCATTTGTATGGAATGTTATAAACAGTGTATCGTTTGTTAAGAATAGACCAAACTGCGTCAAGTCAAAGTCATTATCTCCTACATTATAAACACCTCTTAATTCAAATACATCAGGATCGTATTTACGATCTCTATTTTCCATAAAAAGTAAATCTTGAATATCTGTTTCGTCTATAAGACCATCAGGATTTATTTCTTCTCCTGTAATGTAGTCTTTTTGCTTTCCGCTTCCATAGTCTGGTTCACTAGGATCATCTCCTTCGCTAGGACGAGGACCTAAATATTTGTGTACGTGGACACCAACGCCACCAATATCAAATTGTTCGCGAATAGTTCTATCCATAAATTTAAAGTCATTACCTTTAAAAGGTTTATAAAGAGAGAGTCTGGGCATACTTTTTATCCTATATAGTGTATTTATGCGACACTGTTAAGGTTTTAAAAGGATAAGTAATTATATACATAGTTAATAGAAAAGGAAAACATATGTTTAGATTTTTTAAGAACCGTGAATGGTGGCTGTGGAGTTGGTTAGGATCAGCTCTAATCTTAAGTTCACTTTGGGTTCAGGTTGAAATTGATGTTAAAATCAATGAATGGTTTGGACAGTTTTATGATATGATTCAAAAAGCATTAGCCACACCAAACGCAATTACAATGAGTGAATATTGGGGAAGCCTAATTGACTTTATTTGGCTTGCAGGCATTTATGTTGCTATTGCAGTGGTAGTAAGTTTCTTTACTGCACACTATTTGTTCCGTTGGAGAACAGCGATGGTAGAATGGTATCATAGTGTATACGATAAAGCTCGTACTATTGAAGGTGCAGCTCAACGTGTACAAGAAGATACAATTAAATTT